TGGTGTGTTTATCGACGATGTCGACTTTAATACAATCACCAACGAAGAATGGATGGAGATCGGAAAGATCCATCTGCAAAGTCTAGTGACTATCCTTCGAAACACTAATCTAACATTAAACAATTACGATAAAATGATATACAAGTGGGGCAGTGCTCGTGCATTGAGCAAGGCACACTTGATGAAAAAGTATCCCCAAGGTTGGGATTGGATGTGGCAGTGTGTCACTAACAATGACGATGCCATGGACATAGATGACCGTCGTTGGCTGACAACTGTTGACGGATTAGGCCAACGTACAGAGATAGGTCGTGTACAGCGTGTAAGTGGACGCAAAGACGAAAATGGAAACCCCATGGGCATGTTTGCCGAAGGTGATTTACTTTGGCACAGCAACGAAAGCGGACAGATACATCATACACCTGCGGTAAGTTTATTGGCTGCAGAAAATGTCATAGGCTCTAGCACAGGATTCATTACTACAACTGACTATTATGAAAGTGTTAGTAATGCGTTTCGCAGTGAACTAGACGAAATGATTATCGTACACCGTTTTAGTCCAGGAAAGATTAATCCTGGATTACCTGCAGAACAAGACTTTCTAATGCACAGCAATATGTGTCCTGAAGAGGACAGCGAAATACCGTTGGTCATACAAAGTCCTGGCGGTATTCGGGGCCTACATTACAGCATTAATACTGTGAGCCAAATCAAAGGAATGAGCATAGAAGACAGCCGTAAGATTTTTGATATGATCGACAAGGAACTGTTTGTTGACAAATACATCTATGACCATTGGTACCAAAGTAACAATGACCTATGTTTGTTTGATAACTCAATTACTCTGCATCGCAGACAAGGTGATATCAAAAATAGATTGTGCTATCGTATCCAATACGACTACACACATCTACAAAATGGCGCTCACCAGCCTTACTTCCAGCCAACGTATCAAGAACTCTATCGACAGAGAATTACAGAGGCTGTTTCCGCACTCGGAATAAAAGACTTTAAATTGCCATAAACGTTGACTTCCTAGTATAAGATGTTATACTAGTAAGGAGTCAGCGGCAAGGGATCAATGGCATTTGAGTTAACCGAATGGATTTAGTTAAGTTTGGAACGTTTAACTAGATGAAGTTATAAACTTCTAGACTCCGTACAACAAAGACTGAATACTTTACAGAGTGCTAGGTTGAGTATAAAGTGCCACATGTTAGGCTGGACTAAAACGGCGACACTGTAATGTCGGATGGCCCTATAATGTAAAACCACACCGTTGTCGATCCCTTGCTGTCATACTCTGTTCGATACTATTGTTTTTTTCTATTATCGACATAAAAAAATATTTAGGAAAAACCTATTGACCTAGCGGTTTAATAGGATATATAACATACACATGCAACACAATGTTGTAGTAGTTTTCAACACACACAAGGAGAAGATATGAAAACAGTCGGTGATAAATTAGCCCCATTCGCAGTCACAGGCGTTAAGCCGGGACAACCAGAAGATGCTTTCTATTCTATTACAGAAAATAGTTTCGAAGGCAAATGGAAAGTGATTGTATACTATCCAAAAGACTTTACATTCGTTTGCCCTACAGAAATTGTAGCCTACGACAAACTAGCCAGTGACTTTGCAGATCGTGACGCAGTATTACTCACAGGTAGCACAGACAATGAGTTCTGTAAAGTAGCATGGCAAAAGAGTCATGATGACCTACGCAAGATCACACATCACCAGTTCGCTGACACACAGCGCGGCGAGTTGTCATTGATTGAACAACTTGGTGTATTCTATGCTCCAGCAGGTGCCGCACTTCGCGCAACATTCATTGTTGATCCAGACAACGTTATCCAGCACGTTACTGTCAACAACTTGAACGTTGGTCGTAGCCCAGAAGAAACATTGCGTGTATTAGACGCATTGCAAACTGGCGAACTATGTGCATGTAACCGTACCGTTGGCGGCGAAACACTTTAATGGAAACTAGGACAAGGACATTAGTCAAAACTGTTATATATAGGATTTGGGTTATATGCTCAACCTATGTAATGTTACTGGTAACAGGACAAAGTATGACAGATGCCCTTGTTCCTACAATCGTTATTAACTGTGTCTGGATGACATCATACTATTTGTACGATAGACTTTGGGCACATATTACTTGGGGAAGAAAATGATAGATTGTATGATTATTGGCGATAGTATTGCCGTAGGTACAGCAATGGCTCGCCCAGAATGTGTAAGTTATAGTAAAGGTGGTTGGAATAGTTGGCAGTGGAATAAAGACTATTTGGCAAAAGCATCTAGTCAATCTGCCAAAACAGTTATTATCAGCCTAGGTGCCAATGACCACAAAGGTGTAAAGACTGAAGCGGAACTTCGTAAAATGCGAGAAGCCATTAAAGGCGATCGAGTATTTTGGATTGACCCTGGACAAGATCGTAAACCTGTGCCACACGATGCAATCGTTCGCATTGCCAAGGAATACGGCGATACAATTTTGCCCAGACCAAAGAATCATATGAGTACCGACGGAGTTCATCCCACAGGTCGAGGTTATAAGATTTTAGGAGATCAAACACGATGAGTTTTATTGAATCAGTAAAAGGTGCTTTGCCAGACTATGCCAAAGACACCAAGTTAAATCTCGATGCTGTATTGCTTCGTAGTACATTAGATGCAGATGTGGCCATGGGTTGTGCTGTGGCCGCACTGGCTGCAACCGGTAACGGTAAGTTATTGGGTGTTATGTTGGCAGATGCTCCAGTACACGCAGAGTCAGCAATGACTGCCGCAAGTATTATGGCGCAGAACAATGTGTGGTATCCATATGTTGAGATGGCAGAAGATCCAGCACTAAAAGGATTGCCAGCACAGTTACGCATGAATGCTATTGCCAGTCATGGCGGAACTACCAAGGCAAATTTTGAAGCGTTCAGTCTTGCTGCCAGTATTGTTGGTAAATGTCACTTCTGTGTGAAGGCACATTACGACACGTTAAAGACAGAAGGCTACACTGTGGAACAACTTCGTGACATTGGTCGTATTGCCAGTGTAATGAATAGTGTTGCTAAGGTTTTGAATAGTTAATTTTACGATAGTACTTTAATGATTTTCACTATGTACTTTAGGTGGTTTTCCTGTTAATATGCTTATAAGTACTAATGCAACAACGGTAAATGCCCACTTTTGTGGGCATTTTCATAAATAGTAATATGCTAACATTTATCACAGACTTAACCAGCCCATTACTAGAATTTATCAAGGACGACCCAGTTCGACCGGATATTCCTGTTGAATTCCGTGTAAGCGGCAATAGATTTGTTAGCAGTATTGTTGATGACGAAAACAACACACCAAAGGCAATAGTATGTGTAAGTTTACAAGATGTTATACCAACGTCTGTAGATGAGTTAATGTCAGCAGTATCCGCACCCACTGCGGCAATTTTCTATACTATTTGGAGTTATGCACCAGGAGCAGGCGCAGAGTTGTTAAGGCGAACAGTTTCTGAAATTCAAGAACAGTTTCCTAGTATAGAACGATTCGTCACCCTTAGTCCAAAAACAGAAATGGCACGCCGTTTTCATTTAAAGAATGGTGCTGAGATTTTTAGGGAAAACGACAGTACAGTCAATTATGAGTACCATCCTTTGGTTCCGCAAGAAATACTTGACAAACACATCTAACGGTTATATAATACAAATTATGTGACCGTGAGCAAATTGGCAACGCTCCCGGCTAAGGTACCTTAGCATTGGGGAAGGGACTAGGCTATAGCGCCGTCTTTGGAGGTTCGAATCCTCCCGGTCACACCAAATCATTAATCTCGCTGTAGTTCAATGGATAGAATAGGACACTCCTAACGTCTAGATACAGGTTCGATTCCTGTTGGCGAGGCCATGTTGTATTTTTACAACATTGAATTGACAATGATTTAGATGAGATTTAATGTAAAATGGAAAGGTCAAAGTGGTATAGAAAAATCGTTAGATTTTCCAACACTTGACACTGCAATGACTTTTAGTAAAACCTTGGGTATAGTTGTGACTATATCAAATGGTGACTTTGAAGTCGTAGGAAAATTTGGAGTAGACAGTATTAAGAACGGAAAATGTCCGGATGGTACTGTCTACGATTGGAACAAAGCATCGCGCATAGGTGCAACACGGAGACGATAATGCCATGGATTGAAAATGTAGCGGCTGATGATATCCCAAAAAGATTTCATCACGAAGCCGGTGAGAATTCGATGCTGATCAGCATTGTTGATCCAGCAAGTTGGAGACCGACTCCTGCACACAAGTTCAAAGAAATTCATAACTTTGAATTTTTGGACATCGAGGAAAAGGACTTTGCCCTAGACGAAGCCATGCGGTGTAGTCAAGAGCAGGCCAACGAACTTGTTCGATTGTTACAACGTGCTTTGGAGAATCGTATGAACGTGGTTGTGCATTGCTATGCAGGTATCTGCCGTAGTGGTGCAGTATGCGAAGTCGGTGTTATGTTGGGCTTCCAGGATACTGGTCGCTTTCGTAGTCCCAACTTGCTGGTCAAGCATCGCATGATGAAGGCGTTAGGCTGGACTTATGATGCGGATGAAAAGCCAGTGCCTTTGGCAGGTGATGAGTATATACGTCAAGGAGACATTTAATGTATCTATGTAGAGAAGAAGTTGTTAAGATTCTAGAAACCATGGACAAGTTCCCAGAGGCCACTAGTTTTGAGTTGATACAAGACAATATTGGCGCTGTTGGTAGCGTTACGAGTCTAATAGTCTATGCCAAAATTAATGGACTAGATGGTGAGTTCAAGACTGAAATTTCAGGTGTGGAGAATTGGTAATGCCAAAATGCTATCAACTAATTGGAGTTCCGGCCTCTGGTAAGAGTACCTGGGTTGATGCTCAAGATTGGGCCAACGAGTGTGTGTACGTTTCCACAGACAAGTATGTAGAAATGCATGCCAAACATCAAGGCAAGACTTACAGTGAAGTTTTTAAAGAATTTATGCCAGAGGCAGTAAATTTAATGTGCCAAGATGTTATCGTTGCTCGAGAACAAGGCAAAGATATAATCTGGGATCAAACTTCAACAACTTGGACCAGTCGTCGACGTAAGTTCAATATGTTGCCTGGCTATGAGCATATTGCTGTGGTGTTCCAAACCCCTGATGAAGAAGAACATCAGCGTAGACTAAAGACTCGTCCGGGAAAAGTTATACCTGAAGACGTGTTGTTTGACATGGTTTGGAATTTTGAAATGCCCACAGAGGATGAAGGCTTTAAAGAAATTTGGTACGCTAGTTAACTGTTGTATTAATACAACATTTCGGCCCTGTTGATCCTGATTGACAGGGCTTCTTTTTGGTGTTATAATACATACATAGAGATAGAAAGTACCCTATGGAATTCCTAGTTGAAAGTCGCAATGCCAAAAAGCGTAAATTTGTCGAAGCAATACTACCTAGCATTGTTAGCCAATTGGGATTAACTTCAAGTCGTAAGGCGGTAGTTGTTCGAATTGCCAATGAATGCGAAGGAATGGGAATGACCGTTCCTGTAGATATTTTGGACAGTTACGTTGTTGTGATTAGTCCAACATTGAAACTCAAAGAACTGGGCCTAACACTAGCACACGAAATGGTTCATGTGCGACAAATGGCAAAAGGATTTTTGAAAACCAAAAATGGTTACAACTATTGGTGTGGAAAAAAGTACAGCAAGCGAACTAAGTATTTGGACCAGCCTTGGGAACAAGATGCGTTTGCAAGGCAGGAAATTATTTTTAGGAAAGCAATTGAAGAATGACAACATGGGTAACTAGCGACTTGCACTTTGGACATGCGAACATAATGAAGTTCTGTCCGGATGCTCGAGCACGTTTTAAAAACGACCTAGACTATATGAACGAAATGATGGTCAAGGAATGGAACGAACTAATTGAACCAGAAGACACTGTATATATTCTAGGTGATGTTGCATTTTTGCCTGCACAAAAGGCCACTGAGTACATGCACCGTTGTAATGGTACAAAGATTTTGATTGAAGGTAATCACGATAGAAAATTGTTGAATGATCCGTCATTTCGCAGGTGCTTTGCAGAAGTGCATCAATACTTGCGTTTGAATTACGAAGGCACTTTGGTATGTATGTTTCACTATCCTATTGCAGAATGGGATCAAATGCACAGGGGATCTGTACACTTGCATGGACACCTACATGGCGGTGTAAGTGGAATGGAAGATTATCGATGCAGAGATATGGGCATGGATGCTTTAGGACGAATTGCAGTAACAATGGAAGATGCTATTAGAGATGCAATGACTGGAAAAATCAAAGGACATCATTAAGGAGTAAGATATGACAATAGTAGATAGGGCTCGAGTTTTTGCAACAGCGGCACACGCGGCTGTAGGACAAGTTCGTAAGTACACCTTCGAACCCTACATCGTCCATCCTGCTGAAGTTGTCAGCATCGTTAAGAGTGTTCCGCACACTGATGTTATGTTGGCCGCGGCATGGTTACATGATGTAGTGGAAGATACTGGCGTAACCATCGAAACAATCCGTGCTGAGTTTGGTGTAGAGGTTGCAGAGTTAGTTGGATGGTTAACTGATGTTAGTCGTCCGGAGCACGGTAACAGAGCACACCGCAAGGCATTAGACAGAGCGCACTCTGCGGCTGCTCCTGCCGAAGCGCAAACAGTAAAGTTAGCAGACTTAATCTCTAACACTCGTAGTATCATAGCACACGATGTATCGTTCGCCAAGACTTACTTAGAAGAAAAGAGATTATTGTTAGAAGTTATGACCAAGGGCGATGCTACATTAATGGCCGTAGCCCGTAAAAATGTTGGAGAATGATATGAAAAATCGTTATGGAGATGAATACACGTTTGAAAAGGTAGATGAAAAAACCTACACCATTGTGGGCGATCTTAAATACTGGCGTTACGGCGGCCGTAAAGGTCAAGAACAAATGGATCTCACTGATCTAGGGTTCGTTGATCCCAGCGGCGGTCCGTATATTGGACTAGGCACGAATATCGAAGGACGAAAAGTTAATCGAATTCGTGCTCTAGGAGAACAATTATTTTTCGAAGTGGAATAATGGACACAGTCAAAGAAGAATGCAATGCATTGTTAACGGCTATGATTGGCAAGCCAGAGTTAGTGGAGCAATGGTGGTCCACTAAAAACAAAGGGTTTGATATGGCATGTCCTAAAGATGTAGAATTAACAACAGTATTAGATTACCTAAGATTACATGCATACGGAGGATGGTGATGGAAGACGAATCGCACTTGCCAGTAAGTGAACAAAGTCTTGTGTATCGTTTACGCAAGCGAGCAGAAATTCGAAGGCAGATTCAAGACCGTAAGTCAGTGCAGGAGGGTCGTGCAGACCGTATTGCCGATTTACTGGAAGAGGCTGCTGACGAAATTATTAGATTAAAAGTTGGTACATCCGCTTAGGTATAGAGGCTAGATGTTGTTGATTGTGTTGAAGAATTGACATCATGGATTCTATATCTAAGTGTTCTTTTTCCAATATTTCTTTGACAACAAACATTGCCTTTTCAAATCGTTTAGTAGGATCTAACTCAAGATCATAACTTTCGTCCCAGAATTTATTAAATGTTTTAAATCCCAAATCCTTTAACAGTTGTAAAGTGCCTTGGGGTGCTAACAAAACAAAAGGTCTACCACTGATAATAGCCCTTAGTGTTTTCTCACTGAAGTTTGGCATACTAGAATGAAATTTACTTTCTGTTACTAAACTACAAAAACAATTCTGCGTAATTGCAATTAATTTATCGCTGGCTTGTTTGCTAGTATAGTCAACATCAACAGGTGTTTGATAATTGGTTATACGTCCTTGGCCGTGTAATATCGAAAGTCCTGTTTTAATATTCAGTCTATAATCTAACTTATCTATATCTATTAAACTATTCTCAACTGTGGGCAGACTATAGTGTTGTGTTAAAGAAATATCATTAATGTAGTTTGATAAAAATGCACTGGCTAGGTATCTATAATCAGTATACCGTCTATTTAGACAACAAATCTTTTTAGAAAAGTATGGATGTATATTAGGAAGTGTAGACAATGACCGAATAGAATCTACAACATACCAGTCAAAGTATTTGGTGAAATTATTTTTTTCACAATGATATATTGTATATTTTAGATTAAAATACTTTGAAATTTGTTTTATTAAATCTAATTCAGGAGAATTTGTATCTGTTGTAAACAAATCTTCTATAAAAAAATGTAGGTGATTTTTATCTACAATTTGATTAATGTTGTTTAGTATCTTGTGATGAATCTTTTTATTGTGGACTGTGCCTGCTCTAATAACAACTACAACATCAGTGGGTTCAAAACAAAATAAACTTTTAATAGATATAAACGGTTCAGACAACGAGGCTTTTGATACGTTATCGATATCGATTTGAATAATAGTATTTTGGTAAAGAATATCAACAACAGCCATACCCATATTTATAAACCAAATGTCGTTGACTTTTATCTGTAGAGGCGTTACAATGTTAGTATTCATTACTAAAGAAAGAACTTATGGCACAACATCTAATGGTGGACTTAGAAACACTGGATACAAAAACTTCTGCAACAATCTTAACTTTGGGTGCAGTAAGGTTCGACCCGTTTGGTAATACTCCTATGAAGGAACTTTATCTACGTGTGGACATCGACAGTCAAGATAAACTAGGATGTACTGTCAGCGACGACACACTTAAATGGTGGAATCAACAAGATACCAGCATCATGGAAGAAGCCTTTGATCCACGCAATCGTGTTCCTATCCACGAAGTTATCAATCAGTTTCACGCATTGGCTTGGGGTTGTCAACAGTTTTGGAGTCACGGTGCTACTTTTGACTTGATGATTTTACAAAGTATCTACGACAAACTGGGCCGTACGTATCCTTGGAACTTCTGGGAAATGCGAGATACACGCACACTGTTTGATCTCGCAGATGCAGACATGCCCATAGATTCAAAACACAATGCATTAGAGGACGCCAAGCGTCAAGCAATAGGAGTAAGAAATGTCTTCAGAAAACTCGGATATCAAGGACGACGGTAAAATTTCCAAAAGTCCAGATCGTCATACCTTTCAAAAAGAAGGGTATGTGAAACGTCAGGAAGAAACAGGCAAGCCTTTAAACGAAGATTACCTTGACCTGTTTGATAAAATTCTAGACGATCACAATCGTAAGTTTGACAATGAGGCAAGTCGCCTAAACAACATGGAATACGACTTGCTGACTACAGATTGGATTTTGGCAAAAGTTCGTGCCAGTGAATCTTATGCACAGAATCTTTATGCGGCCATGTGCAATATGCGTTTTGTGCGTAAAGAATTAGTTCCATATCTACGTCAAGATCCCGACAAGGACCTTTGGAGTGCTAGTTGGAGATACGCTGGCGGCATTGTGGCAGATATGCGTCAACAAGGTGACTACATTGATTGGTACTGTAGTGGCATGGGAGGCCTGGCCACCTACGATGTAGAAGAAGGTGAACAGTACATGTCTCGAAAGAAATATGTACCTGAATGAGGACTACACATGAGTTATCAACCGTTATTTCTAGGTCTAGGAACTGCTGTTTTTCGAACCAATACAGATACTAATATTTTAGAAGGTGAAACTGCCGATCTTAGAGTAGGTCAACTTGTAAAGTTTACCACCGAAGGAAATAATTTTATTTTCGGTGGTGTTGTGGCCAACACTGTTTATTACATTAAAGAAATCGTTAATTCTAATGAATTTAAAATTTCATCGACTCTCAACGGAGTTGAATTAGAATTAAACAATGGTCAAGGGTTCATGTTGGTGCGCCCAATACAAAGAGAACAAAGTGCAGAGTCATTGAGAAAAGTAGACTCTATGCTGAAAGAAATATATACTTCAGGTTTCTCAGAAGACAATGTGGGTATACTGTCAGTGGCAGAGGATACCAGTCCTAGTTTGGGCGGAAATTTGAATTTAAATTCCAATGAAATTTCTGGAACAGGTGCTATCAACATTACCGGCACTATCAATGCCACAGTTATTTCTGGAGGCCTAAGAGGTACATTGGCAGGAAGTTTAACAGGACCAGTGGATGCTGAAGGCACTAGAATCGGAAACCCATCAATTGATGGTTTAGAATTTGAACTAGGAAACCCGCAAGGTGGTCAAGTTATTTCCTGGGATGCACCGAATGAAAAATTTACTTTGGTTTCGGTCAGCGCAGTAACTGGTTCAGACACATTAGATGATGTATTGTTCCGTGGTAACACCAGTTTAAATACCATCACTGTGGGTAGAGCGACAACGCCCGAAGTTGAAGGAGCCAACGACGAATTAAACATTTACTCTAACTGGGCCAAAGATACTGGTATTTCTATATACTCCGTAACTGATTTAGAATCAGTTACATTGACCTCTGATAGAATTGTAGCAGTTGTTACCAATGTAGGTCCGTCTCAAAAGCAATGGTTTTTTGAAGAGAGTGGTAATTTTAAGTTACCAGCAGGCGGAGACATTGTTGACAGCACTGGCGTTAGTGTATTGGGCGGAACTTCTTTTAGTGGCGATTACGACGACTTAACAAACAAACCAACTATACCTACAAATACAAATCAGTTAACCAACGGCGCAGGATTTATTACCACCAACGGAATCCCAAGTCAAACAGGCAATACTGGAAAATATTTAACCACTGACGGCTCATCAGTAAGTTGGGCATCTGTATCAGGTTTAAGTTCTAGAACTACTGCTTCTGCAACTACTGGAGCATTGTCCGTCGGCGGTACTGGAAATATATCTATAACTGGTTTTAAGACTTATGCGTTACTAGGTATGTCTGTGGGTATCCCTGCGTGGGTAAGATTATATATTTCAGCAGCCGCTAGAACTGCTGACGCATCAAGATTAGAAACAGAAGATCCTTTACCAGGATCTGGTATCATTGCAGAAGTGATCACAACCACTAATAATCAAATTGTAGCATTTACTCCTGCTACTATAGGCTTTAATGGAGACAATCCTGCCGCAACTACCATTTATGCTTCTGTGAAAAACAAAGGCGCAGGATCGGCCACTATTTCAGTAACGTTGACCTTATTGCAACTAGAGGCATAACAATGAGCGATTTAAAAGAATACATTGTCACTCTGAGAAATAAAGATGACTTAGATGCTTTCTATGAAGACATGGAAACCCCAGGTGGCAGTTTGTATATTCCCGATAGAGCAGTGGAGTGCGTCAATAGACGTGAAATAAGCCGCAACACACATTACATGTTAAGTGATGCAGAAGCCGAAGAATTAAAAAAAGATTCAAGAGTGATGTTTGCAGAATTGACTCCAGAGCAAAGAGGCATTGTTGTTAGACCTAGTTATACGCAAACAGGTAACTTTAACAAAAGCGGAGCATTGAGTTCTGCTTACAGAAATTGGGGACTGCTACGTTGTGTAGAAGGACAGCAACGAGCAAACTGGGGGTCTGACGGTACTCAAAATATAAATGCCACCATCAGTGTTACCACGCAGGGCAAAAACGTTGATGTTGTCATAGTAGACGGACACTTTAATCCAGCACACCCAGAATATGCTGTCAACAGTGACGGTACTGGCGGATCTCGAGTAATACAACAAAATTGGTTTGCGCCGCTGTTGACTGGCCCTTACGTCTATACTCCCTACACAGGCACTGGTGCAGAAGATGATAATAATCACGGCGCACACGTTGCTGGTACTGCCTGCGGTAACACACAAGGTTGGGCTAGGTCAGCAAACATTTATAATATAAATCCCTACAGTACGAATCCCAACGGAAACATAGATACCACTCTATTTGATTGGGTCAGAGTGTGGCACAATACTAAACCAATTAATCCTGCCACAGGAAGACGCAATCCAACTATAACAAATAACAGTTGGGGATATTCGAGATTCATGACTATCGGTGCTATTTCTGAAATTAACTACAGAGGCACAACTGTAACTGGCCCATTTACTGTTGAACAACTAGCCAGTTACGGTTTGATAACCACTAATTTTTCTGGAACAGATTATTTGATTGTTCCGTCTAGAGTAGCGGCTGTAGAACAGGATATTGAAGACGCCATTGCTGATGGTATCATTATGGTAGGTGCTGCCGGAAACAGTTCGTCAACCCTAGGGCTTCCGCTTGATGCAGACTGGGACAATTATGTGATAGCACTTGGCAACTTAATATATACTAGTGATCTTGGAACTCCTGGTGGCTCTATCAGAGACGACTTGAGTTTAGCAACTATCTGTGTGGGATCTATTGATAACACAACCACAGATAGAAAATCCGACTTTAGTAACAGAGGCGCCAGGATCGATATTTGGGCTCCGGGATCCGGAATACAAAGCAGTGTGAACAGCGGCGGCATCGCCGACAGTCGCAACGCATCATATACACAAGATGTTTACAGTGGCACCAGCATGGCCAGTCCTCAGGTCTGCGGTGTTCTTGCTTGTGCATTGGAAATGTATCCTACGATGAACAACGACCAAGCAAGAAGTTATTTACTGGCCACGGCCAAACAAAATCAAGTGTTCGACAACAGCAATGGATTGTCTGATGTATACGATTTGATCAATAGCCCAAACCGTTTTCTTGCTCATAAACAAGAACGACCAGTAACTGGCAGCGTTTATCCAAAAACCGACTACTTTATCCGTCCAACTTCTGGACAAGTATATCCTAGAACTAGAATTAGAAGATAACCGTTTAACTTGACTTAATGTTACGAAAAGTATAAACTAATACAATGAACAAAACTTATTTGGTTGAAGAACTATTTCATGATATTCCCGGAGATCCCGATAATGTCATATTCCAAATCCCTCCTGAAATCTGTGAACAAATGGATTGGAAGGAAGGCGACACTGTGCATATCAAAGCCGAAGACGGCAAAATGACCATTACCAAAGCATGAGCAAAAGCGATTTAATTGAGATGGAAGGCTCCATCTCTGAAGTACTGCCAGCCAATATGTTTCGTGTTACTTTGGAAAATCAACACGTTATTACCTGCTACACCAACGGCCGATTGCGCCAAAACAAAATCAAAATAATCATGGGCGATCGAGTTCGCATCGAAATGAGCCCTTACGATTTGACCAAAGGTCGTATCACATATAGACTCTGATTGACATTCCATCCTATTGGTGTTATACTAGTATCATAGTAACAACTTGGGGTTTAATGCAATGGAAGTGATTAGCATCAGCGACAAAAGCGAGCAACGTCGAAAAGCAAACATGCTGGAAGTCATTGACGAAGTTCGCAAACGCATCGAAGAAGGTAACATGGAAGAGTTTGTCATGGCCAGTATTGACAAACATGGTGAAGTAAATATTCATGCCAGTGCCAAGGACCTTATCGGTGGTGTAGGTCTATTTGAAATTGGTAAGAACATTCTTATTCAACAACAGACCATGATAGACTATGAGTGACTCTACAGCATTAAAAGACAAAACTTGGCCGGCAGACAGTGTGTTGGCCATGGCCTGTGCTATTTTTAGAACCAAAGGATTCACCAGCGTTAGTTCCATTATCAGAGATAACGTCGACTCAGCAGATAGATGGAACAGCAAAGAACATCTATGTTATCAAATGATTCCCGACTTGGATAAAGAATATAAAGTTCTTATCAAGGTCACACAGGAAGATGTGGACAGTGCCACAGCCATCATGCAATACTATCGAAGATTGACATTTGGCGTTATTGCTGACAATCTCAGCGACTATATGCAACGAGTATTTTCTAGCACACAGAAACCCGAAGTTGGTTTCAAAGACTTTGGTATTTTGGCCAGTGTACCCAGTGTGTATTTTAAAGAAATAGAAAAGAAACGTATTATTGCCGAATCCAAATCAGCCGTACAAGAACACCTCGGAGAGATTGGTAAGACTATAGAATTGAATATTCGATACATCAGTACTAGATTTGTTGAAAAACTAAACTGCTATGCACACGATGCTGTGACTGACACTGGACATTTGGTAAACTTTTTAAATAAATCCGAATTGGGTAGGACAGGTGTTAACCAAAAAATTCGTGCCAAAGTTAAGGCGCATGGTGTGAACTTTGTATCCAAATCAATTGAAACGCAATTAAATTATGTAAAAGTTCTTGACAATATGTTGATATGGCAGTAAAATAGTCATATGTAAACTATTAGGAGATATCATGAGCGACCCTTGTCAGTATGTAATTTCTACTTTGGAAGACCATTCCAGCCGTTTAGACAAAGAAGCAATTATCCTTGCACAGGCAGAAGCAGGCAATACGGAGTTTTTTGAAGGACTGCGTCTTTGTTATGACTCAATGATCACTTTTGGTTTAAAACAGATTAAGGAAAAAACTGATGAAGACGGCCCTGGCCTACCTTGGAGTAATTTTGTTCGCACTATTGATGGCTTTATTAATCGCACTGTCACCGGTAACTCTGCAAGGGATACACTTGATGTAATGATGGGCCAGGCCACTAAATCGCAGTGGAACGGCTGGTATCGTCGTATTCTTATCAAAGACATGCGAGCAGGTTTTAGCGATAATACTGTTAACAAAGTGGTAGAGAAAAAATGGCCTCAATACACAGTGCCTGTGTTCAGTTGCCAATTGGCTCACGACAGTGCCAATCACGAAGAAAAGGTAACGGGCAAAAAGATCATCGAAGTCAAACTGGATGGTGTCCGTGTACTTACCATTGTTTATCCAGATGGTCGTGTTGACCAGTTTAGTCGCAATGGTAAGGAACTTGTAAACTTTCCTCACGTCAAAGAGCAAATTGCAAAAATTGCACATTCGTTTACTGAACCTATGGTCTTGGATGGCGAAATTATGAGTGGTAGTTTTCAAGACCTGATGAAACAAATTCATCGCAAGAGCAGTGCCAAAGCCAATGATGCAGTTCTTAACTTGTTTGATGCGGTGCCGTTGGCACAGTTCGAAACAGGTGAAAGTGCTGTCACACAAGAAAACCGTAGTGAATGGTTAAAGACATGGTTTGATGCCAACGAGTCTGTATTACCCAATGTGACTGTTGTGGCACAAGAGTTGGTTGACTTGGATACTGATCAAGGTCAAGCAAGATATAAAGAAATCAATGCTCTTGCTATCGCTGGTGGCTACGAAGGCATCATGCTCAAGGATGCTGGTGCAGGATATAAATGCAAACGTAGTGTGGCCTGGTTGAAGTTGAAACCGTTCATCGAAGTCAGTCTTACAGTAGTGACTACAGAAGAAGGCACTGGCAAAAACGTGGGCAAACTTGGTGCGTTGGTCTGTGAAGGTGTCGACGATGGCAAAGACATTCGAGTCAATGTGGGCAGTGGACTTACAGATGAACAGCGTGATGAATTTTGGAAGTCTAAAGATGAATGTGTTGGCATGGTGGCCGAAGTACGTGCTGATGCTATTACACAGAATCAAGACGGCACTTACAGTTTGCGCTTTCCGCGCTTCAAAGGATTCCGTGGATTTGCTCCTGGAGAAAAGATTTGAACTTCACAACACATCAAAGCAACATTAGGACCATTCGTCAGGGCGATCCCAAATTCATGCTCACAGACAAATATGTTACTTGTCCTAGAGCGGGTTTTGAAATCAGTGAAAAATGTCCAACTGAGTATAGACAGATTCTAATGCAGTGCATGGATGCTGGTTGGATCAAACCTGTGGCGCATGTCTACGGCAAAGAATTAACAATGGATGCACTAAGATGAAAATAGGAATCGTAGGATATGGATATGTAGGTTCGGCTATTGGTTGGGCACACAAGCATGACCAAGTGTTGATCCACGATCCTAAATTTCCTGACAGTGTTAATAAATCAGAATTTCTAACCTGTGATGCCATTTATGTATGTGTGCCTAGTCCCAGTACAGAAAATGGACACTGTGATACCAGCATACTTGAAAGTACTTTGAAAGATTTGTTTTTGATAAACTTCAAAGACAGTGTTCCAATTATTTGTAAGACTACTGCACCTCCCAGTGTCTATGAGCAACTTCAACAATCCTATCCCAACATTGTTCATTGTCCTGAATTTTTAACTGCTCGTAACCACATAAAAGATTATCACACCACTGATAACTTTGTGTTAGGTGGGGACATGAAGTTTTGTGAACTTGCTAGGAATGTAATTCAGTCAGGTAATGTCATGAACAAAAACTTTATAATGACTGATATAAAAAGTGCTAGTCTGTTCAAGTATATGATGAACAGTTACCTTGCCACCAAAGTAACTTTTATGAATGACTTTAAAAAGTTAGCGGATTTGGAAGAAGTTGATTGGCATGGTATAAAAGAACTGTCTAGACATGATTGTCGCATTGGAACAACACACATGGATGTGCCTGGGCCGGACGGCGAATACGGTTGGGGAGGTGCATGTTTCCCCAAAGACGTTGCGGCTATACAAATGGAAGCATTGGATTTAGATACAGAGTTAGAATTGTTGGGTAGAGTAGAAGACATTAATAAAAAACATAGGAAACTGTCATGACCGAAGAAACAAAATATGATAAATTTGTCAAACGCATGGAAGAAACTTATCCAAAAATGTTTGCCAACAAATATGGCGGCTTCGCTGTAGGTGAAGGCTGGTGGCCAATTCTTGAAGCATTGTGTGCTAACATCCAAAATCACATTGATTGGCAAAATAAGAATCACGAGAAACACCCTGTAGTTCCGCAAGTGGTTGTAGAACAGATCAAAGAAAAATTCGGCGGCTTGCGTTTCTACTACCAAGGCGGTGATGACAATGTTCACGGCATGGTGCGTATGGCAGAATCCTGGGCGGCAACTTGTTGTGAAGAATGTTGCGCACCAGGTACACGCAGAGGAGGCGGATGGATCCGTACACTGTGTGACAAACACGAAGAAGAGAGACAAGAACGTCTTCGTTCAAGAGAAATGAAGATGTCGGGATTTGAAGAATGAATCGACTACATTGTGTAAGATGCTTTGGACCTTTTGCTCGTTTCAAGCAAAACGGCTTGTGGCATGTTAACCATAGGTGCTAATATGACTATAGAAGATCTACAATATATCTTTGAATATCAAATTGAAGAAGGCACTGAAAAGTTGTACTTCATGCTGACTGACGGTGAACGCTTGCCTGTAATACAACGACACCCTGCTGATGATTTGCATGGCCTATTGCCCATGCTGGACTCGTTTCAATACACAGGACACAATGTGATGCCGAGGTTTAAGAAATGAACAAACCTTTCTACATCACATACAAACTGGTTGAAGAGATGCTACAAAAGCACGATGTCCACTGTGTGTTTGAACTGGATGCACCCATGCAGATCTTTACCAGGCTGATGTCATCAGAGTTCTACACCACGCAGGATGTCCGCGGTCGTGAGGCTGAGTTTAGAGGGTACTGGGCACAGAGCGAGATCTACTGTCCACATGAAGGTATTGACCGTCGTAGTGAATATGGAATGGAGATTGTATGAACGAACGAATTAAAGAACTTGAAAAACAATGTTGGCAATCCAGCCAGTCTGAGCCTTATGCCTTGTTTGATGTTAACAAGTTCGCCGAGTTGATTGTGCGGGAATGTATAAGCATAATGGGAAGTGAAATTGTATACAATGACAACTATAAAGAAAAGAACAATGCCATTAGTGATATGATGGAACTGTTGATGAAACATTTCGGAGTTGAAGAATGAACGAACGAATTAAAGAACTTTGGTCGCAGGCTGGAGGTCACTACAATAGCGGCAATCAGCACACTTGGCCCGAGTATACGATTGATGATCCAGAAAAGTTCGCCGAGTTGATTGTTCAGGAATGTATTGGCATTTTGGAAACAGAGACTGAATTAGTAAAAGGATATAAATCTACTGCCTGTAATGACTTTGATGTCAGATGGCACGAAGGTAAGATCGAACACTTTGCTAAACTGATAGAAAAGAGTAAGAAACATTTCGGAGTTGAAGAATGAAGTTACTTAAACGAGGTATAGAAACACTACGCCAACCAGATCGTAACCCTAGGTGCTACGAGTTGACCGATGCCGAACGATTGAAAAAGATCAAAGAATGGCAGGCTAGAAATGTTTGGAATACTCCCGAATTGGCCGAAGAAGATCATCCTGACAACACATATTACGGAGCATAAATGAGCCGAGCAAAGCATAAGCCCTATCAGTGGATCGATGGTGAAACTGCGGATCGCATCACTAGTCTTAATCTAAAAGACTATCGTGCGTATCTTAAAAAAGAATTGGCACAATGGAAGAAGAATCCCAGGACGGACGATAATCCAGACGGGTACTGGATGCACCCCGAAGACGTATCAGGTAATATGCGTAGAATCGAAGCATTGAATTTGATTATCAAAGACTTTATCGAAACGTCCGATGAAATAAAATGATGAATGATAGATCTCCCATAGGCATTCCAAGCAGTGAAGATAAGCCGACTTTGGGAACTTACAAACATCAATATCAAGTGATTGGCGACCGTGTGCATGAAATTAAAAATGTAGTAGTACATACTTTTAGCATGGGCGATGTTGAAGATCCAGACTTGTATGCCGCCGAACCTTTAATGAAATGGCAAAATAGCGAGAGCGGTTCCTGGGTAATGAGTCATAGTGTAGAACAACCCATGTGGCATAGGCATGCTGATCCTACAAGTTACGGTTACAAATATGCAGTCACAGCAAAACTTTTAGCCAAAGATTACACATACTGGAGTTTAAAGTGGGGATCCTTCATTGACAACAAACAGTTTTAGTGCTATAATAACAGTATGAAAATCCAAGTTGTATCAGACCTACATTTAGAATTCGAAGACATCCATATCAAGAATGACCTTGGTGCAGATGTTTTGGTACTCAGCGGTGATATCTGCGTCACGCAGGATCTCCACGATCATCCACCTGTGCATCCAATGGATCCTACTGTGATTCCAAATTTGGGACGTAGGCAGGCGGCTGCTCAAAGATATAGAGATTTCTTTAAGCGTTGTAGTTTCCAATTCCCTCATGTGATCTACATCATGGGCAACCATGAACACTATCATGGCAAGTTCGATCTCAGTGCTTCTTATATTCAAGATTCTTTGGACTCCATGGGGCTTGATAATGTCTATCTGTTAGACCAGGGCACCAAGCAAATCGACGATGTAACATTCATCGGAGGCACAATGTGGACTGACTGCAACAAAGCAGACAGTCTAACACTGTATCATCTTGAACATTCCATGAATGATTTTAGATTGATTCGTGTGGCCAAAGAAAACTTTAGAAAGTTTTTGCCTTCTCGCACTGTGAGCGAACATCGTCGTACTTTGGAATACTTCAAGTCCGTGATGTTGGGCTTGCCTCAAGATGCCAAAGTGGTTGTTTGTAGCCATCATGCTCCCAGTCATTTGAGTATTCATGAGCAGTACAAAACTGATCATTTAATGAATGGTGGATACGCCAGTGACTTGAGTGAGTATATTCTAGATCACGACCGTATCAAATTGTGGACACATGGACACATGCATCAGTGTTTTGACTACACCATTGGCAATACTCGTGTTGTTTGCAACCCAAGAGGGTACAATGATGAAAACCCCGATTTTAACCCTAACTTTATTATAGAGATTTAATATGAAAATTGGACTTAGTTATAGCCGTTGCGTGAAAGATATAGTTGACGGTGTAGTAGACATCAACGATGTGTTAGTATTGATTACTCGTACAGATTTTGACCCCAATGACGATGATCAGTGGCGGGGCATATGGATTGGCTACGGTGGCGGCACAGACAATGGCTACAGTCAAGGATTCTTTAGCCATAGCAATCCAGAGTGGGCTGGTTACATGGATGAGAGTCGATTCCGTAGCGTCAGCATTGAACTTTGGGAAACTGGTAAACTTCACCAGCCACGCAAGTTTGGTGCTCGCCCAAGTCGACGTCCTGAAATTTGGCTGGAAACAGTATTGCCCAGTTCAGAATTAGAAAAGAATCCCACAGCCAAAGCGGCCTGGGATAAGTTTCAAATGGTAGCAGGGTTGACCAATGTTGACCTTGACAAGGAATATCGATGAATTTGATCTATAGAATTTCATGGACACAGCCTTATTATGGTTGGCAGGAATGGCGTCTTCAGGAAATTGAAAAACAATTATTGAATAACGAATTTACTGAAGCAAAACTAGTAATAGCAAAGGCCATGGCATCATGATCAAAGGTATAATGCAGTCAGGAAAGTACACAATAGTGTCTGGTGGGAATTCAGCAAACCCATATATCAGTCCTGGGGCCGCAGGCGCTGGTATGGTGCGTTGGAATCCCAACATGAATACCATGGAAGTAAATGATGGTAACATGTGGAAACCCATTGAGGCAAACTATGCCACTGTTGGTCTTACACCTGAAGCAGAAAGTTTACTAGACTGGGCTAGACAAAGACAAAAAGAAGAGCAGTCCATGGCAGAGATGATGGAACGGTACCCTGCACTTAAAAAGGCTAGGGATAATTATGATCTTATTTGGAATATAGTTAAAGATGAGCAACATAAAGACACGCTTTGAAAACACTTGTGAAATCAAACAAGCAAATTCTGGAAAAACAGTAACAGCAGAAATCATGGACTTCAACGAAGGTCGTAATCTAACTGTGGTTTTAAACAAGAGCGTTAAACTGTTAATGAATTGGAATGGCAGAGCCTATGAAGGTCGCATGGCTGGAATAGATTTTGTTAGCAATGGTCCACGTGGTCAACGATATTCGGAGGGAAGATAATGAGCAGTATCCTAGTCAATGAGTTGGACAATATCTTTAACTCAACTTATCAAGAAAAAGAAACGAAGTTTAAAGAAGACCCCCTGGTGCTGTCTGTGTCTTTGAAAGACCTGATGGATCGTAACCCTGGAGTTTACTATTCGTTGGAAGATCTACGTGTATTTGAAAACGTCAACGACGATATTAGGGATCTAGCAGAACAAGTTAGAAAATATTATGGTAAGAAATATTTTTGGAACAATCTAGCCAGCAACAGGTCACTGAGTGATTTTAGAGGCAGAGTGTGTTATCTTTTGGAAAATCGTATTCACACCTGTAAGGACAAAGACGCAGGTATATATTATAAACTTCCTTACTTTTACGATGAAGATATGATATACGACGATTTCAAAAAGCAGTACAATACCACAGATGTGCCTAGGATTGGCAGCATCAAGACTCCCAACACCAAACATCAATTAACGTTGACATATTTGCGTACTACATCATGCAGACAACAAAAACGAAATCTTAATAGATTTTGGTTTACAGATAACAAGTACTTGTACAACATCGAAATCGCCAACGACAATCCTTTATTGGAAATGTTCAAGCAATTGGTCACTGAAAAGGTGACAGTGACCTTGGATACCTATTATAATGTTGATAGAATAGATCAAATGTATTTTTATAAACTCTTTAATTTCGCATTAGCAAAGGAATGAAATGCCTCACTTAGTACCTATGGTGGTTGAATCCACAAACAAAGGCGAACGTGCCTATGACATTTA